AGCACTTGTTGCTACAGGAGGTCTTGGGACAATGGTTGGAGCAAATAATTTATTGGCTAGAGGAGGTCAAGCTCTTTATAATTGGGGAATACGACCTCTTATTATAAATGAAGGTATTGCACTTGGTACTGAAATGCTTGGAGGTGAAGATTATACAATTAATCCTTTAGGTATGGTATACGAAGGAATTACTGGAGCTCCTATGGAAGACCATATCCCATCAAATACGGATGCAGTACAGTATCATGAAAATCAGCTAACTGAAGAAGGAGATATACCTCCTTGGTTAAAATTTGATGATGAAATTTCAAATCTTTTTAATGAATTGTCTATAGCAAATCCTGAGGAATACGGGAATTATTCTGGATATAAACATCAGACCCAATATTTGGGGGGAGGAGAATATGATTACTCTTTAAATATACCTGGGATTCAAACAAAAGATGAAGTGGTAAATATTTTATTAGACGCAATAAACAATGGGGGTAACTAGTGTACAAATTTGGTAGTCGTTCAAGAAAAGCAATGGAAAATATACATCCTGATTTAAAAAAGGTGTTAAATGAAGTAATTAAACATGTAGATTGTTCAGTATTGGAGGGGCATAGAAGTGCTGAAAGACAAGATAAGTTATTTGAAGAAGGTAAAACAAAAGTTAAATATCCGAACGGTCGTCACAACGCTAGCCCAAGTAATGCTGTTGATGTTGTCCCTTATCCTATTGATTGGGATGATAGGGAACGTTTTCATCTTTTTGCTGGTTTTGTGCTTGGGATTGCTAAATCTATGGGAATAAAACTTAGATGGGGTGGAGATTGGAATATGAATTTTGAAGTAGATGACAATAATTTTGATGATTTTCCACATTTTGAATTAAGATAATGTATACAGTAAATATAGACCATAAAGATAAGGGTCTTACAACATATACGATTTATAGAAAAGAAGAAGCAGATAAAAAAGGAATTAATTATGTCTACTGGAAAATGGCTGACGTGGGGGAATATGCTATCTCTGATGATGACTATGTTGCTAAAGTTATTAATAGGAGGGAATATCCATCAAATCATAATAAAGACAACATATATCTTCGCTTTCCATGGGGTTACACTTTCTTTAATCCTAAGTATGCTTCTAAAAAATTAAAGGTATCAGGTAGGAAAACTAATACCACAATGTCTGGCAAACCTATGCTAGAGGTTAAATCTAAGCAAGATATGATGAAAAACCTTGCTAAAGCCTACTCTGTTACATGGGACTATAATTTAGCATTAGATATGGTTCTTGGTAGTTACACACCCACTGAATTTAAAAAGTGGAAACGAATGATGAAAACGGAGGTGTTTGAAAAAATGATAAAAGAAGAGCTTGCAGATTTATTAACCGACCATGGATTAGATAAAACTTATACTCTTGAGTTATTTGCTAAAGTTATAGAAATGGCTCAGGATAAAAAAGATGTTACTAATCTTATGCGTGCTGTAGAAAACCTACAAGGTATGCATGGTATGAAAGAAAAACAACTTGTTAAGACTACAGAAAAATTAGAAGCTATAAGCAATACTAAGCTTATAGATGAGCTTAGAGAAGAAGAGGACAAGCTTATAGCAACTAAAGTTACTACTAAGGAAGAATAGTGGATTACGAAGAACAATATAGTCAAATGCAAGCTTTAAAAAAGCTTCGTAATAATATGGCGCTGTTCGGAAGGCACTGCTTCCCTACAGCCCTCAGAAAGAGTACACCACCCTTTCATAAAGATGTGTACTCTTATCTAGCTAACGACGAAAAAAGGAGGGTGTTAATAGCAGCTCCTCGTGGTACAGCGAAGTCTACCGTTACCACCCTCATCTTCCCTTTATGGAGAGTAGCATTTAAAAAGACAGATGAAGATTTATTTATTGTTATAATATCTGAATCACAAACTCAGTCTATAAACTTCTTATCTCGTATTAAATACCATTTAACACATTCAGATAAATTTACGGATATATTTGGAGACCTTGGTCCTAATACTGCTAAAAGATGGACTAATAATGATATAGTGTTAGCTAATGGAGCTAGACTTATAGCAGTAGGTACAGGGCAAAGAGTTAGGGGATTTATCGAAGGAGATACTCGACCTAATCTTATTATAGTGGATGACTTTGAATCAGAGTTAAATGCATTCACTCCAGAAGCAAGAGCTAAAAATAGAAAATGGGTAACTGAAGCTGTAATACCATCATTATCTGATGAAGGTAAAATAGCTATGATTGGTACGGTAATATCTGAAGATTGTTTTTTATATTGGGCAAAAGACTCACCAGCATGGCATACGCTATGGTTCTCTATATGGGATGAAGATGAAAAGAGTATATGGCCTGAAAGGTTTCCAAAGTCTAGAATTAATGAAATAAAAAAAGAATTTGCTTCTGTAGGAAACTTAAATGGTTTCTATCAAGAATATATGAATATAGCACAATCTCCTGATATGGCTCCGTTCAAACCAGAATGGATAAAAATGCATCATTATGATTATAAAAGAATAAATGGACAAAATTGTCTAGTAAGGAATAAAGGTGATGAAGAAGAAATTAAACCAGTTGAAGTCTATTGTGGAGTTGACCCTGCTAGTAGCCTTTCTTCCACTGCTGATTACTTTGTTGTTACTACAATTGGTATTGATTATGATAATAATAAGTACATCATTGATATATTTAGGGATAGAATATCTCCAGCAGAGCAGCCTCAAAAACTTATTGAAGTTTTTAAGAAGTATAGGCCTAGACGAATGATGATTGAAACTGTGGGTTATCAAGAGGCTTTAAGAACAGCTGTAAGAGAGTTAATGTTAAAAGAAAGTTTATACATACCTGGTTTAGAAAAAGGGGTAAAGCCACGAACGCGTAAGAGCGAACGATTATTATCACTTGTTCCGTTGTTTGCAAAGGGAACTTTTTACTTTAGACCACAAGATAATATAGCTCAACAAGAATTTCTTTCTTATCCCAGAGGAAAACATGATGATGTTATGGATGCTATATGGACAGCTTTACATGGGGCAAAACCGTCTAGAAAGAAGCAATGGGAAAAAATTGATGAAAATACACTAAATGCGAAGAAAAAGCTTGATTGGATGACATTATAGTCGTATATTAACTTGATGAAAAATAGGTAGAAATGGAAGAAAATAAACAACCTAAGATAGTAACTGAAACGCTTCAGTTGTTTAAAGATTATAGTAAAAAGCGAGATGCTTGGGCTAAACAAGCAAAAGAAGATAAAGAATTTCGATTAGGTAGACAGTGGAGTGCAGAACAAGCTAGTGTTCTCGAATCTCGAGGACAAGCTCCTATTGTTATAAATAGGATACATCCTGCTGTAGAATCTGCTAAAGCAATGCTTACAGCTAAAAGACCTTCTTTTAGAGCAGCTCCTAGAGAAGATTCGGATAACAAAACAGCTCAAGTACTTAGTGCTTTACTCTCTTATATGTATGATATATCTGATGGTGAAACTGTTATAAAACAGGCTATAGATGATTACTATGTAATGGGATTAGGCTATATAAATGTATATCAAGACCCTGAAAAAGACATGGGTAAGGGAGAAGTATGTATGCATGATATAGACCCACTTGATGTATATGTAGACCCAAATAGTAGAAATAGATTTTTTGATGATGCAGAAAATGTTATAGTTTCTAGATTATTTAGTAGAGAACAAGCTAAAAAAATGTATCCTAAATATGAAAAAGAGATAGATGAAGCTAATGGAGAGCAAGATTTCAACTCTCCAGAAACTGGAAGCTATAATCAAAACGAAGTATTCTTTCCAGAAGATGTAGGATTATTGCACGAACAAAGCGAATATGTTAGAGGATATGAAAGATATACAAAATTAGAAGTCCCAAGAATGAGAATTTTTGAAAAGTTTTCTGGAAAAGAAGATTTATTAAAAGAGGACGAATTTAATCAATATATTAAAAGACCTGCTTGGATAATACAAGGAAATATAGTTACAGAAGAAAAACAAGCGCAGCAATTAATACTTCAATTAGAAGAACAAAGACAAGTTGCTATAATGAAACAACAGGCTGTTGATGAACAAGGGATGAGAGAAGCTGGTTATCCTGTTGAAGCAGAACTTCCTGACCCTGGTATTCCTGAAATAAAAGTAGAACAAGTATCTTTTCAAGATTTAATATTAAAAGGTGCAATTGAAGTTGTTAAGATAATGGCTAGAAGAGTAAAGCAATGTATAATTATAGGAGAAACTTTACTTTATTCTAGAATATTACCTATAGAAGATTATCCTGTTGTTCCTATGTGTAATTTACACACAAGAACACCTTATCCTACATCAGATGTAAGAATGGTAAAAGGATTACAAGAGTATATAAATAAGACTCGTTCTTTAATAATAGCACATGCTACTACAAGTACTAATACTAAAATATTAGTTCCTGAAGGTAGTGTTGATATGAAAGAATTTGAAGAAAAATGGGCTCAACCAGGTGTTGCTATACCTTATGACCCAACAGATGGGCCTCCAGTTTCAGTTCAACCAAGCCCATTGCCAAATGAATTATATGCTAATGAACAGTCAGCAAAAACTGACATTGACCATCAATTAGGTTTATATGAACTAATGCAAGGAAATGCTTCTGTGGCTCCAGAAACATATAAAGCTACAATCGCATTAGATGAATTTGGACAAAGAAAAATAAAATCAAAATTAGCAGATGTTGAAGCAGTTTTATGTAGAGTAGGAGAGGTTGCTATTCCTTTAATGCAACAATTATATAGCACAGAAAAAATATTTAGAGTTATTCAACCAAACAACTCTATAAATGAATATGTTATTAATAAGAAATTAGTTGATGATAAAACTGGTGAAATACAAGTGGTTAATGATATAACAGTTGGTAAATATGATATTAGTATAGTTAGTGGTGGAACATTACCAACAAATAGATATGCAGAATTAGAATTTTATATGGATGCTTATGCTAAAGGAATTGTCGATAAAGTCGAAGTCCTTAAGAAAACAGAAGTATTCGATATGGAAGGGGTCATGCAAAGGACCGATATGGTTACCCAATTAACACAACAATTACAAGCAGCTCAGGAAAATATCAAAAAGCTTCAAGGTGACTTGCAGACTAGAGATAGAGAGGCAGTTAATCTTAGGAAAAGAGTCGAAGTTGAGAAATTCAAAGCCGACCTTGATAAACTTGAGAATAAAGCAGCAGCTTCTGGGACCTTGTTTGAAAAACGATTGGATGATAACCTAGCTACAGTTAAGCGTCAGATTGCTGAGGCTACTAAAGAAACTGGTTCACCCTCTGGTAGCAAAGAGGCAACCAAGAAAGGTAAGAAAAAATAATGGCACAAATAGACGAACAGAACGTGGATACCCCTGAACAGGGCTCCAATTTATCAGTTGAAGATGCGTTTTTCTCTGGTCAAAATGAAGGTTCTACAGAACAACCAATTAATCCTGTAAGTGAGGATGTTGTAAGTGAAATTGCTACTCCAGAGGTCAATAATGACCCTAATGATGCAAAACGATTTCAATATTGGCAGTCAGAAGCTGACAAAGCTAAAAATGAAAATGAAGCATTAAAACAGCAATTAAACACTATGCAAGCTCAGGCAAATACACAGCAAGCTCAAGCTCCTGTGCAAGAAGAAAAACCTGAAGAGTTCCCTCCACCTCCACCAAAACCTGGAAGACCATCAGGGTTTAACAGAGCGGAAGCTATGGAAGACCCTAGTAGTCCTAGTGCAAGATATCTCGATGAAGTCGAAGCTTGGCGTGATGATATGACTGAATATGGTACTTTAAAAAATGAGTATAATAATGCTATTGTAAAAGAAAGACTTGATAAAGAGCAGCAACGAAGAGTTGAAAATACAAAAAGAGCCCAGGCTCAACAACAAGCAAATCAACAAATTCGTGGAATTTATGAACAAGTTCAAGCTACTCATGGTCTTAATGAACAAGAAGCAAAGCAGTTTATAAACGAAATGTCAAAACCTGAATCTTTAAGTGTAGATAACCTAGTTGAACTTTGGAGAATAAAGAATGGTAGTGGTGCTAATGTAACTTCGCAACCTACACAGCCTAGTGATACTTTTAATCAACAGGCTAGGGCGCAACAAGTTGCATCCCCTATGGGAGTAATGCCATCACAACAACCAACTCAACAATCTGCTGAAGAGTCAATTATGGATTCAATGATAAATGATTACAAGAAAAGTAATCCTTGGTAAATAACTAATCCTACTCGAAGGTCTACGCGACAGCTGAGAGAGGACTAAATGTAGAAAGACTATACAATGGCAAATGCAAATGTGTTTAGTAATAACCCATACGCTACAGCCCAAGGTGTTAGTATAGATGATACACGAAGAGTCTTTAATTTTGGAGAGAGAGTTGCAGAATTAGCTCCTCAACAATCGCCATTTTTTGTTTACTTAAATAAAGTAGCTAAAAAGGCAACTAATGACCCTGTGTTTAAATTTTTAGAACAAAGACACCAATGGCAGCGTAGAAATTTTGTAGTTGATAC